TCACATTTCCAAATATGTGAATTTACTTTATAATCCGGTTTTGTTTCTGAATCTGTATAAGGATTAACAATGAAAGCTGGTTCATACCAACAGATTCTATTGTTCGGCTGTGCGGCGAAGTTGCCATTATCTAATTTCAAAATATGTGCAGTTTTAAATCCACCTTCGCCTGGATTCTCAGCAGTCGAAGATCCATACCAATCTAGAGTAAAACAATATTCACCATCATGATTTTGTTTATCTTTGAGGAAAGCAGAAGCTCGTAATCCTCTAAGATAATCATATTCTACACAAGTTACATTGTATGAGAAACAATCCCAAAGTTCTAGAACTTCAAGTGGTTGTGGTTCACTCTCTTTCCAACAGAATGCAGAAATAGGTAATCTAGCTACTTGCGCACCATTATTTATCATACAAGTAAAAGTGATTGCTCTGGAAGGTATCGAAGTGACACCAAACACAGAGCAAGAGAGATATTCGCCAAAATGATCTTCTAAATTATAGAGATATTCTTTTCTAAGCAAACAGTAGAACAAAGGAATATTGATTGATAGAGTTGACATCAATCAATATTTATAACTAGTCTATTGCCAGACGTCGCCCCAAGATCCTGTAAGAGATCCTTTGGCATAATCAGTTGATTTGTTTTCGAAGAAATTCGTATGTGAAACACCTAACATTCCTTCGACCCAAAGTAAAGGATTCTTCTTTACTTTAAAGATACCTTTCATACCCAAAGAAATTAATCTTCGGTCTGCAATGTATCTAATATATTTCTTTACTTCTTCGGCAGTCAAATTTTCCATCGGACCCATCTTGAAAGCCAAGTCGATAAAGGCATCTTCTAACTCGACCATCTTAGTAGCAATAGAATAAATCTCACTCTTCAATTGATCGTCCCAGATTTCTTCATTCTCACTAATGAATGTTCTGAATAATTTAATCATACCTTCGAAGTGAGCAGTCTCATCGGCAATACTCCAAGAAATAATCTGACCCATTCCTTTCATCTTACCATGACGGGTAAAATTTAGTAACATAATGAACGAAGAAAACAATTGCATTCCTTCTGTAAATGCCGAGAATACCGCAATGTTTTTTGCAATAGATCTCTTGTCATGTTCGACGAAAGAAAAAACATACTCATGTTTATCTTTCATTTCATTATATTGCATGAATTCATTATAGGTCGTTTCTGGCAAACCTAAAGTTTCTACTAGGTGTGCATAGGCTCCGACATGCATTGTTTCTCTTGCCGCAAAACTTAGTAACATCATTCGGACTTCTGGTTGTGGGAAAATCCTGAGATACTGATTGACATAACCATCAGAAACGTCGATATCACCTTGTGTAAAGAATCTGAAAATATGAGTAAGGAATACTTTTTCTGACTCACTCAACTTTTCTTTCCAGTCTTTGACATCCTGAGACATTTCTACTTCGGTAAACAACCAATGCATTTGTTCGTGTTGAAGCCACGCATCATAACACCAAGGATAATTCATTGGCTTATAAGTTACTCTATTTTCTAATAAATTAGTATTTTTGTTTTTCATATTATTTTAAGTACAAGCCAAACATTCTTCGCCTTCTACAATTTTTGTAAGATCAATTTCGTCTAAGCGTTTTCGCTCAATCTTTTGTGAAATTCTATCGGCTTTTTTAATCTTCTCTGATCTACAGTAATACAGAGTTTTCAGTTTCTTCTTCCAGGCCAAAAAATGAACCGCATGAATGTATTTGATATTGACATCCGGTTTGAAGAATAGATTTACCGATTGTGCCTGATCGATATAGACTTGACGGTCTGCCGCATGTTCAATTACCCAACGCTGATCAATTTCCATTGCTGTTTTGAACACGTCCTTTTCATCATCAGTGAGACATTTTAAAGTTTGTACCGAACCATCGTTCGTAATAATTTCTGACCAGACCTGATCTAAGTCAATATTTTTAGTGATCAACAACGCATTCAACTCTTTATTTCTGTTAAGAAAAGTACCGGACATTGTTTCTTGTTTGAAAGCGTTGGCTCTCAGTGGCTCAGTCGAAGAAGATTTATTCCCGAGTATAATACCAGTTGTTGCATTAGGTGCCACAGCAATCATATGAGAAAATCGTTTACCAGAACCAATCATATCTGGAGCTTCCCCACGTTCCTTTCCTAAACGATAGTTAGACATATCGGCATATTTCTTAATATTCCTAAATACTATATTATTGAATGTCTTAGCAGCAACAGATTCGAAAGGAATCATTTTACTCTGTAAGTAAGAATGGAATCCAAGTGTTCCGATTCCTATAGCTCGTTCACGCATAGCGGAGTATCTTGCACGTTCGATTGTATCCGGGGCATTTTCAATAAAATAGATAAGAACATTATCTAACATTTCTGCTACGTCACTGATCAGCAATTCTAAATCATCTTTGAATGCATCCCAGTAAAATAAATTCAAAGAACTCAAACAACACACGGCTGTCCGTTTCTCATCGGTTGCCAAAGTAATTTCTGTGCAAATATTAGATTGACGGATTCTTAGACCTGCATTATATTGTTCTCTTGGTAAAGCATCATTGGCCGTGTCAATGAATAATAGATACGGTTCTCCAGTAGTAAGCCGAAGTTCTAAAATTTGTTGCCAAAGATACTTCGCCGAAATTGTTTCTCGTACCAATCCAGAAGCCGGATCGACTAATTCCCAAGTATCATCGAAGTTTTTTTCAGTCATAGATCTTTCGATTAGTTCCATGAACTTATCAGAGATCATAACACCATGATGCATATTAAGACATCTGATATTAGGATCGCCTGTCGGTTTTCGCATCTCGATAAATGGAATGATATCAGGATGCGAAACATCTAAATAAGCCGCATAAGATCCTCGACGTGTTTTACCTTGGCGATAGGCAAGAGAACAAGCATCATATGTTTTGATATGTGCCATCACACCAGTAGATTTTTCGTCAGTAGCTCTCATACCGACGCCAAGACCAACACCACCACCCATCATCGAAAGCCAATTCGTTTCTGAAAGAGAATCTACCAATCCTGCGGCAGTATCTGCAATAAAATTCAAAAAACAACTAATTGGCAAACCATTTTTACTTCTACCAAAAGAAAGAATCGGTGTTGCATAACTTAACCAATGTTTTGATGAATAATCATAAAGTCTCTGAGCATGTTCTGTATTAGAACTAAACTTCTCTGAAACAAAGGCGAATCTTTCTTGCGGGGAAGATTCGCCATCCATTAAATATGATTCTTTTAACCGTTTCAAACCCAACTCATCGAATAAACTATCTCTCGAATAATCTAACTGAATCATTTTTATTGTATTTCCTTGTCGTGGCGGTAGTAATATTTAGGTGATTACTACCGTCACAAAATTATTTTATGGTTGGTCTAGATATTCATCCAACTCATTATTTCTTCCCTTCTAGAATCGAATACATTTGTGGAAAAACTTCATTGATTACTTTCGATATTTCCAAAGCAACTAACTGATGTTCTTTTTGCGTTCCGTTTCCTGTTCTGACTTCTAAAAAATGAATCCAAGTCCGCAGAGACGCATTCATATAAACTCTAGAAACTGTATTACCTTCTGGTAGAATTACTCTAGCAACTTCTTTTGCAATGCCTTGCGAAATAGCATATCGATAGTGCATTTCTGCTTTCTCAATAATTTCGATTTGCATTTGTATCCAGATCCCATACAACCCATACTCGTCTTCAACTAATTCGACAGAATTTTGTCGATTCTTAGTATCTTGAAGTCTACATTCCCGCAAACAAAATTCTAGATCTTGAGTTGGATCTGCATATCTTTGACTATATTCCTGAAAAAAAGCAGATCTATGTCGAAGAATCTGTCTTATAATATCCCGTGTAGAAGTAATTTCTAAACAAACATTCACCATCTCAAAAGGCGACCAATGTTTATGGCGAATCAGATAATTCAGCAATTTCTCTGAAGTCTCTACATTATTTTGGTTAGAAGGATTAGATACTCTGGCACAAAAAGAAATTAGATTAGTTAATGTATTACTCTCTTCAGTATCGAGTAAGTCAACAAACTCTGGTCCTGGTTGTGAATATGAAACTAGTCGAACTTTCACAATCTCATCATAATTTTTATACAATTTTTTTGCCACCATCATAAGGAAATGCCAAACCTTCTTGAATCAATTTCAAATTGAAAGATTGATCTGCGTCTAATTCTCGTTGCGATTCGTAGATATAAGCCAAAACACGACCGTACTTATCTCCCTTATCTAATTGTGTCTTTAAAATAACTTTCTTATTTTCTAAAGCATATTTTGCTCTAGCTGTTGCCTTTGCCGCAAGTTCGCGAACAGTTAAAATACTAGAAGTCTTTTCTGGAGTATCTATGCCGTTCATTCTTACGATACGTGTGATCGACACACCAAAACCCAGATCAAGCTCGGCTTCGACAGTATCACCATCTAAAATTCTAATTACTTTTGCATTGTATGTATACATTGTATCCTTTTACACTCGTCTCCAATTACCAAATCGAAATCTCGCTTCCAATCCTGAAAAAACAGATTCAGATAATTCTTCATCAATATTGATACCAGCCAAAACCATGTCATTCACATCTTTGTGTGTGTTAGTTTTTTTCCAAATTACAATCTTTGAATTCGAGTCTATAATATCTTGCATATTTCTAACGATCTGGACATTAGAAGGCTCGTTGTCGAAAACAAATGTGGCTTGTGGAAATTCTTTGATTAATTTTGATAATTCAGATCCTGCAGTTGCTAATCCATTTTTGACGAATAGTGAATCGATTGGTCCTTCAAATATCCATATGGGAATATTTGTATTTAATCTTTCCAAACCATATATTTTATCATTATCGTCTTTAGTTTTTATTGTTATGTATCTCGCATTATTATCTTCTAGAGCACGACCTTGAACTGCAATTAACTTACCCTTAAGATCAAAGAACGGAATAACAATTCTAGGATCTTTTGATTTTAAATTCTTACATTTGTCTTCATTAATAGATCGAATATATTCTTTGAAATCAGAAGTGAAAAATAATTTATTCCAATGTTCGAAAGGAATACATCTAGATCTAATATATTCTTTAGCATAATGTAGATCTGGTAGAAACGCAATAGATTCTAATCCAGGAATAACGTATGATATACTCTTCTTTTGAAATCGATTCTTAGCTTCCGAAGAAACTAGAATTGGTTTTTTATAATTATGATTCGGATGTGTGTCACCGGAACGGAATCGTTCGAATACATATTCTTTATGTAAGATTGGATCTAAAAATTGTAAGAAATTCGAGAACGTTGTACCCTTTACACAATTATGACATTTAAAAAATAGATCATTATGCTTTCTATAAACATATCCTCGGGATTTAGATTCTTTCTTTTGAGAATCTCCACAATACGGACAGCGAAAATTCCAAAGAATTTCAGTTTTCTTCTTAAAAAACAATAACTTCGGAGAAATTAAAGACAGATATTTTGAATCTACAAGCAGGCTCATATATATATTATACCTTATTTGTACCAAAAAGCAATATCTCTTTTTCCTAATATTCTTTTAAAAAAGACTTGACATCCTTGACTTTCTAAGCTACAATAGGTATGTACCAGTTTTAAGTGATAGATATTACTACTGTATGTTACTTATAGAAGACGTGGTTACCAATAACTGCTACTCTTTTGTACTTCCAGCCTGGTCTAAGTGATTTCTCATGGAAGAAAATTGATCCATTGGTTGGATCTTTAACCTCATTCAATAATATTTTCTTCGATAATCTGTAACATTCTATCCATTTCTCTTTCTCTTTGACAGCAAGTCTTTTACTAAACCAAGAAAATTGGTTTTTAGCAGAAATAATTTCACATGGATTATCACCATATCCTCTTTTAATCCTGTTGAGAATTACATATCCTACTGCTATCTTACCTTTCATCGATTCGCCTCTGGCTTCATGATATATTGCATCTGCCATACAATTTCTATTGCGCTTTACTTCGTATCCAAATACAACTGCAGTAAAGAACATAGAAATCATTAATTTTCTGATCAAAATTTATCTCCTATAAATAATTTTGTGGTGATGATTCACTTACGAAGATGATGTAAATATATTTATTAGGAGATAAAATTAACATGACTTTGACACTCGGTCAATTAAAAAATTCTGAACAAGCTCTTGTGGCACTTTCAAATTGCGCTCTTCCGATCGCTCTGGCATATAGAATTTCTAAAGTTTTAAAGGTTATCGGTGTAGAACTCGCTGATCTTGAAGAAGCTAGACAAAAGCTAGTGCAAAAATATGGTGTAGAAAATGAAGGAACAGTTGTAGTTTCTAGTGAAAATTTCGATGCGTTCATTGAAGAATTGAATCCACTTCTTCTAGAAGAAGTTATTCTTCCGTTCGAACCATTTTCAGTGGATAAGCTTCCTGAAACAGTTACATTAACGCCAATTCAAATGTCACAATTATCATTCTTCATTAAAGAAGAAGATTAAATAATAATCTCAATACTCTATTTTCAGGAACCTTAGTTGGTTCCTTTTTTCATTTTATAAATAATATTTGGAGAGACTAATGGCTACACCAACAACAAAAGTAGAATTCGCTGATTATTGCTTAAGAAGACTCGGATTTCCTGTCATCGAAATTAACGTAGCAGAAGAACAAGTTGACGACAGAATCGACGATGCTATTGCAAAATATTGGGATTATCATTTTGATGGTGTAGAAGAAGATTATCTTATTGTTCCTATAACAGATGCTGCTGTTTCTGCTGGATACATTACTCTCGAAGAAAAAGTGTTTTCTGTGATATCTGTTCTTCCTATAAATGATTCCTCAACAGCTGTTGGCGCAGGAGATCTATTTAATGCTGAATATCAATTCTATATGAACGATTTCTATAATTCGTCGAATGTTGTAGGAAATAATTTATCTTATTTAGATGGTATGAAATCATACCTATCAACATTACAGATGACACTATCTCCTCTAAATTCTTTTAAGTTTAATAGAAAAACCAATAGAATTAAATTTAACGAACCTCTTTCTGTTCTGAAAGAGAAAGCGTCGAATCTGGTTCTTAAGATATACAGAAAAATAGATACAGATACCTACAGTGATATATGGGCAGATGAATTTTTGAAAGAATATGCTACAGCTTTAATAAAGAGACAATGGGGTGAAAATCTTAAGAAATATGGTTCGATGACTCTTCCTGGTGGGATTACAATTAATGGTGAAGCGATATATGCAGAAGCAGTAACTGAAATTGACAAATTAGAAAAAAGATTAACAGTAGATCTCCAACTCCCACTCGACATATATATCGGATAGATAATGCCTACAAATAAATTCTTTCAATCTGGTAGAGGAATAGGATCCGCAGAAGAACAAAATCTTCTCCAAGTATTAGTGAACGAAACTATACAAATAGCCGGTTGCGATTTCATATATCTACCGAGAACTATTGTAAATCTTGATGAATTGTACAGAGAAGATTATGTATCGAAATTCGTTAATGATTTCACTATTGAAATGTACATTGAAAATTATGAAGGATTTCTTGGAGACGGAGCTCTAATTTCTAAGTTCGGATTCTCTCTAGGAGATAGATTAAGATTAATCGTATCACGTGAAAGATTTACATCTATTGTTGGTGTATTACTTCCAGTAGAAGGGGATCTAGTTATGTTTCCAACTTCAAGATCTCTATTTGAAATTAAATATGTAGACGACAAAACTCCTCTGTTTCCTCTTGGTTCAAGACAATATTTTGTTCTTACATGCGAAGTCTTCACTTATTCTAATGAAACTATCAATACAGGTACAGAAGCAGATGAGGTTCCACTAGCATACGGAAATGATGGTGCGACTGGTATAGGTGATCCATTTGCAAAGAATAAAGCAATACAAGATAAATCTGATATAATAATTGACTTCACCGAGTCAAACCCTTTTGGAAATCCATAATGTTAAATTCAACAAACTTTTATTTTTCTACGATTAGAAATCTTACAGCTGCTTTTGGATCATTATTTAATAACATAATAATTGTTAGATATAATTCAGATGGATCTGTAGAGAAGACTATTAAAGTTCCTCTTGCATATGCATCGGCCGATAAGACTATTACGATGTTACAACAGCAAGATGTTCAAAGAAGAGAAAATGCTGTTGACATTAAAATTTCTCTTCCAAGATTATCATTTGAAATGACATCCATTACATATGATTCTAATAGAAAGACACAAAGCACAACAAAAAATGTCTACGTTCCACCAGCAAATATAACCTTTAATGCTGGAACTGCAGTTAATATTACTGATGATACAATTTCGATTCCTTCGCATAATTTAAGAACAGGTCAATCGATCACATATTCTAAAGGTGCTACAGGATCAACTGTAATAGGTTCAACAGGAATAGTTAATAATGGAACTTATTTTGTAATTAAACTAGATAA